TGAGGCCAAGGCCATCATTGAGGCGCGCCTTGGCAAGATTGAAGCGGATGCATTCACGCGCGGCGAACTCATGGGCCATGAATATGCGCTCAACGAGGTCACGCACTATGAACTGTGGTTCGATAACAAGCCCAAAATTGTTTGGGACTTCTTTGAGAACCGCTGGGAGGTTGACGGCGTGGATGAGAACGCCGCTGACAACCGCATCATGCGCATCCCGTCCACGGGCGCATAACACTCACAAGCAAGGGGGCATTTCATGTCATACACTCTCAAGTCTCCGATCAAGACCGCTGATGGCACGGTCATCAAGACAGTGACCATGGGCAACGTCAAAGTGAAGCACCTCCGTGCCGCAGAAGGCGCGCGCAAGGATGGTGATGACATGATGGCGGGCATCGCTCTTGTGGCGGCGGTCACGGAACTCCCGGTGGAAGTCATTGAGGAAATGGATGCGCGGGACTTCACCGCAATTTCAGAGGGCCTTGCTGATTTTTTGCCGAAGCCCGCATCGGGGGCATAACTTCGATGGTGGCGGATGTGGCGCACATACTGCACACATCCGTCACTGACATTCTTGAGTGGGAATTGAAAGACCTTGCGGCGTGGCACCGTGAGGCCGCACGCATTGCCAAGGCAAGGGGCCTCTGATGGCTGAACAAGTTTCATCACTGATAGTCCGGCTGGTCGATCAAGTGTCGGCCACGGCCAAGCGCATTGGCCAGAGTATTGCGGGCATAGGCAAGGCGGCCAAGGGCGCAAGCGGCGTTACGCTCACTGACCGTCTGGACGCGGCGATGGCGCGCAATACCGAAAGGACTGCGCGCTACCGTGGCCAGATGGTTGACGCCATTGCGACCATCTACACCTTGGGCCGCGCCATCAAAGCGCCCATTGACGCCGCGCGGAATTTTGAAGCCGCGTTCGCGGATGTGAAAAAGGTCGTTGAGTTTCCGACTGAGGGGCCTTACTCAGCCACCGCCTTCCGCAAGTCCCTCATTGACCTGTCCCGCCGCGTTCCGCTGAGCGTTGAGGAACTGACACAGATCGCCGCCGCTGGCGGTCAGGCTGGCGTGGCGCTGGATGAACTGGCGGGCTTCACTGAGAACGTGGCGCAAGTGTCCACCGCTTTTGAAATCAGCACGCAAGAAAGCGGAACGGCGCTGGCCAACCTCAAGGGCGCGCTCAAGCTGAACAACCCGCAAGTGATGTTGCTGGCCGACCACATGAACGTGCTGGCAAACAATATGGCCACCAGCGAACGGCAAGTGCTCGATGTGGTCAACCGCGTGGGCGCGCTTGGTGCGGTGGTTGGCGTTGAGGCCAAGCACGTTGCAGCACTTGGCGGCGCAATGACAAGCGCTGGCTCTGATGCTGAAAGCGCTGGCACGGCCATCCGCAATATGTTCCTGAACCTCTCACAAGGATCAGGCATGACCAAGGATCAGGCGGGGGCCATGCAAAGGCTTGGCCTTGATCCTAAGAGTTTCCCAAAGAAGATGCAGGCCGAAGGCATCGCTCCCATCGTGGACTTGCTTGAGCGTGTGGCCAAGCTGCCCAAGCATCAGCAGGCGGCAACGCTCACTGATCTGTTTGACAAGCGCGCCGTGGATGCCATCGGTCCCATGCTGAACAACTTGGACCTCTTGCGGCAGGCTCTTGGCCTTGTGGCGGATGACACGGCAAACGCGGGCGCTGCGCAGCGTGAATATGAAAAGCGCACTGACACCTTTGATGCCAAGATGAAAACCTTTGGCAATACGATGAACGCGCTGAACATCGCCATTGGTGACGCGCTGCTTCCTGCGCTCACTCAGGTCCTTGCCAAGATCACGCCCATTGTCACGGCGATTGGTGAGTGGGCAGAGCGCAATCCGAAACTTGCCGCTGGCATCATTGGCATTGTCGCTGGCCTCTTTGCCTTCAACGCGGCGGCCATCATGCTCAAGTATGCGGCGGCGCTTGGCTACGGCGGCTTCCTCAATCTGGCCAAGGGCGTCCTCACTGTGTCCGGCGCGTTCACCACGCTGAGCGGTGCGATCGCTGCCACTGGCATTGGTGCCATTGTGATCCTGCTCGCCATGGCGGGCATCTGGATTTACAATAACTGGCAGGGCATCGCTGCCATGTTTGATGAGTTCGGCAAGGCGTTCAAGAATGCGCTAGGCCCGGAGGCAACAGCGGTCCTTGAGACTGTCATTGGCTGGATTTCTGATCTGTGGGGATGGGTGACTGACTTGCTCGGTCCCATTGATGCCACGGAGGCTGAGTGGCGCGCGTGGGGCGCGGCGGCAGGAACGGCGCTTGGTGACGCCATCAACTGGATTGCCGACATCAAGACCAACCTTCTCAATATGTGGGAGGGCGCAAAGGCCAAGGTCCTTGAGTGGAAGGATAGCGTGGTCAACAGCGTGCGAGGGGCCACTGAGCAGATAGGGCCGTTCCTGCGCGGCATGCTGGACAAGGTGCATGCTGGCGCGGAGGAAGCGCTCAACAATTTGGTGGCCAAGATCGCGGCGTGGAAGGACAGCATCATCACCACGATCCTGTCCATCAAGGATCAGATGCTTGAGGCGGGCCGCGCCATCATTCAAGCGCTGTGGGATGGCATGAAGCAGATCTTCAATGACCTGATCCAGTGGGTAAAGAACAAGGCGGCGGAACTGGCGTCATCCATCACCAGCATTCCCGGCAAGATCAAGGGCGCGTTTGGCTTTGGCGGCGGTGAAGCCGCCGCGCCGTCATCGTCAATAGGCAACCCCGGCGATGCTGAGGCGCTGGCTGGAAGCGTTGACGGTGCCAAGGCGGCAGGCGGTCCCGTGGCGCGCGGCAATTCCTATCTGGTGGGTGAGCGCGGGCCGGAAATCTTCAAGCCGTCCACCAGCGGCAGCGTCATTCCGAACAAGGCGCTTGCAAGTGGTGACACGACCATTTCGCCCACGTTCAACATCACGATCAACGGCAACGCGGATGGCGTGACCGTTGAAAAGATAAGGGCCGTCCTCCGTGATGAGGTGCGGCAGGCGTTCCGTGGAGTGTACGCGGATGCAGGCTTGAGGTTTGCGTGATTATGAAAACGCAAAGCGTTGAGGTCGGCCCGGTGAAGGTGGACACGGGCAATGACTATCTGGACATTGGCGGCGCGCTGTTCATCGTTGTGGTGGGTGCAGTGGTCGCCGCCATCATACGCAAGAGGATTGGCTGATGCTGATGAAACTAGGTCCTATCGCGTTTGAGGTGTGGCCGTTCAACGCCGTAAGCTACACACACAACCACGAAACACCGTATGCTGAGAAGCCAGTGGTCGGCACGCGCCCGCCGCTTGAGTGGGTAGGAGACGGCGCTGAGACATGGACAATTCAGGCGCGGCTTTTCCCTGCCAAGTTCGGCGGCCTCAATGATCTGCAGAAGCTGTTTCAGGCGCGGGCAAGCGGAAAGCCTCAGTACCTTGTGCGCGGCGATGGAAAGCCGTTGGGATGGGTGGCCATTGAGAGTGTCAGTGAGAAGTCATCATACCTCGGACCAAAGGGCGTGGGGCAGATCATTGACGTTGACATATCGGTGAAGCGCACCAGCAAGCCGTCCAATGGTTCATTCTTCTCCATCATGTCCGGTGGCATCTTGGGTGCGGCCACGGGCTTTGTGAGCAGCGCCATCAACGGGACAAGGTGAGCCATGGCTGACTTGCTTGAGCGCGTGACGGTCCTTGGCGAAGACCTGACAGTTTCCCTGATCGTGTGGCGGCGCTTTCATAGGCCGATGCCGGGACTGGTTGAGCGCACGCTTGACATAAATCCGGGCTTGGCTGACTTGGGCCACTACCTGCCGCTCGGCACGGAGTTCTACCTTCCCATTCCGGTGCCGCGCGGTGAGGCCATCCTTGATCCGATCAAGCTGTGGTGACGCATGACCAAGCGCGCGGCGTACATGGTGATGATTGCGGGCGCGGATGTTACCAGCAAGATGAACCCGCATTTGATTTCGCTCCGTGTGAGCGACAAGGTGGGAACGCACAGCGACACCTGCACCATCGAACTTGATGACACGGACGGCCGCCTTGTGCTTCCGCAGGACGGCGTTCCGGTGGTTGTCATGCTTGGGTGGGAAGGCGGCGGCGTGCGGCTTGTGTTTACCGGGACAGTTGATGAGGTGAGAAGCAGCGGCTCACGTTCGGGCCGGACCATCAGCGTGACGGCCAAGGGCATAGACACCAAGAGCAAGGTGAAGGAGCCGCAGCAAAAGCACTACGATCAGAAAAACGTGAAGGACGTTTTGACTGAGGCGGGCAAGGTGGCGGGCATCACCAGCGTTGAGGTTGATCCTGACTTGGCTTCCATTGAGCGGGAATATTTTGAGCAGCGGGATGAAAGCTTCATCCACTTTGGTGAGCGCATTGCGCGTGAGATAGGCGGCAACTTCCGCATCCAAGGAACGATTGCCACGCTGAGCAAGCGCATGGGCGGCTACACATCATTCGTTCGCGCGGCGTGGGGCGAGAACTTGCAGTCATGGGACATTGCGCCAGCACTTGGACGCCCGGCGTTCAAGAAAACGCGGGCGCGCTGGTACGACCGCAAGGAAGCCAAGTGGAAAGAGGAAGACGTTGAGGTGCAGCTTGACGCGGATGCGGAGAGCGTGGCGCGCTACGCGGAACCCAACGAGGGCCAGTCCAAGGACAGGGCCGGGAGTGACGGGGCCACCAGTGAGCGGGATGTGGCGGAAGGCACCGTCACGATAGAGGGTGACACGGGGGCCATCCCTGATGGCTTGTGCATTGTGTCCGGCACGCGGCCCGGCATTGACGGGGCATACCGGATTGAGAGCGTGGACCATGAGTATTCCCGGTCCGGCTTCACGACCAAGCTGCAATTGAAGGCGGCGGGGGCGGCGGGAGCCGGGGGCGGGCAATAGGGGCCGGGTGGCCCAATGCCAAAGAAACGACCGGGGCAGGGCAGGCGCGGCGGTAGGGGCCGCTACTACCCCAGCCGGGAGCCAGTGAAACCAGCCAGCGGCCATTTCTGGCCCGTCTAGGGGCAAACGGAGGGAAAGAGAATGAACATCAACCGTAAGGTGTTTTTTGACGGCGTGCGCGCCCGTGTCCACAAGGGCAGCATGACGCCGGAACAGGTGGCCAGCTATGAGGCCATCCTAGACGCGGCCAATGAGCATGGCATCGCGGACGCCCGCCATCTGGCCTACATCCTCGCCACCACGCGCGGAGAGGTGGGCGCGGCCATGCAGCCAGTCCGTGAAATCGGACGCGGCAAGGGCCGCAAGTATGGCAAGGCTGATCCCGTCACTGGCGAAATCTACTACGGGCGCGGCTTTGTCCAACTGACATGGGCTGACAACTATCAGCGCATGGGATTGCGGCTTGGCATTGATCTGCTCCACAATCCCGACCTTGCCTTGGACCCGAAACATGCGGCTAGGATACTTGTCATAGGCATGAAGGAAGGCTTGTTCACGGGCAAGAGCCTGTCAACCTACATCAAGGGCGCGATGCGGGACTATGTGAACGCGCGCCGCATCATCAACGGCACTGACCGCGCGCAGGAGTTTGCTGACTTTGCGCAGCACTATGAGGAAGCCATCACGGCGGCCATGAAGCAGGAGGAAGGGAAGGGTGAGGTCAAGGAGGCAAGCGGCACTGTCAAAGTCACGAAGCCTGTTCCTGTTCCTGATGTTGCGCCTCCTTCCACACCGCCGACCGTACCGCCGCAGAAGCCGCGCGTGAGCGCGGTGCAGTGGATCATTGGTGCCATTGCGGCGGCGCTGGCCTTCATCTTCGCTTGGGTGTTCAACGGAGGTCCGCAGTGACGGACTATTTCAAACAGCGCAGCAAGGCGTTTGCAGGCGGGCTTGCCGCTGCCATCATCACCGCCATCCTCAAGCTTGCGGAGCGCAGCTTTGGGATAGACCTCAACGATGAACTGGAAATCATGATCGTCAGCGGGATTGCCGGATACATCAACTGGCTTGCGGTGTATTGGGCTCCCGCCAATGCTTCCATGGAACCGAAGGCGTAACACGGAGGACAAGTGATGCTAGGCGTCATCCTGAAAATTCTGAGCGCGCCTTTCGTTGACAAGATCACCGATCTGGCGAAAGCCTACATGACCAAGCAGATCAGTGAGGCTGAGTTCCGCGCCAAGATCGAGATTGCTGCGCAAGATGCGGCGGTCCAGATTGAGAAGGCGTGGGCTGACACGGCGCAAAAGCAGTACGCGGAATTTCAGGCAAGCGTCCGGTCATCGCCTGTCCTGCAACGCGCCTATGCGGCGGTCATGGTCACTCAGTTGTTTGTCCTGATCTGGTACCAGTGGGGCGCAAGCGCTTTCACGCTTGCAACAGGCACGGCATGGCCGCCAGCCAATGCGACAGTGGATTGGGCTTACGCCATCCTCGCGCTTTGCCTTGGCGGCGGTGCTTTCGTTTTCAAAGGGAGCCGCATTGAAAAATGACAACCTCAATTCAGGAAGGTGATGCCATCGTTGCTGGCTATCGCTGGTCGCTGCGCATTGAAATGGATGTGGTGGCGTTTCCCGTGGGCGTGCGCTTGGTGGGCCATGTGCGCCGCAAGATCGGTGATGCAATCAAGCTTGCTGATCTGTCCACGGATGACGGCACCATAGTGCGCGTGGATGACACACACATTGACATTGTGCTGGACGGTGATGTGTCCGCGCAGTGGGCGGCGGGAACAGTGGTCATGGACCTAGTGCGCGTGGACACGGACCCGGACAGGCATCTTGGTTTCAAGCTGACGGTTCCCGTTGAGTTGCCAGTCACGCGGGGCCTTGCATGAGCAGCATCAGGATCACGACCACTGCCGCGCCGATCAAGCTTGAATTGCTGAGCAGTGAGCCAGCAGTTGCCACCATTGTGTCCTCGCCGGGACCGGAAGGCGCGCCGGGGCCAAGCGGTCCTGATCCGTGGCTTGAGCCTATCCAAGACATTGCGGCGAGTGGCGCGGTGGAAATCAACTACGCCTTGGGCAAGCATGTGCGCCTCACGCTCACTGGCAACGTGTCTTCCCTTGCAGTGACGGGATGGCCAGTGGCCAACCGCATTGCAAGGCTCACTCTTGAAATTTTGAATGAAGGCAACTTCGGTATTCTTGCGTGGCCGAACGGCACTATCTGGCAGTCAGGTTCGGTGCCAGAAATCACGCAAGGCGCAGGTGCGCGCGACCGCATCATCCTGTCAACCACTGACGGTGGCCTCACCATTTACGGTGATCCCGTTGGATTTGATTATCGCTAACTAAGGAGCAAGCGAAATGACTGCACTTTCCAACTACGCCGAAAGCCTCGCCATCCGTTGGCTGTTTGATGATGTTGCGGTGACGCGACCGACAGCTTGGTATGTGGCGCTTCACACCGCTGATCCGGGTGAAACTGGTGCCACCGCTGAACTGTCCGGCAACGGGTACGCAAGGCAGGCGGCCACGTTCACTGAGGACACCAACGGCCTTGTGGACAACGATGCCGACATCACCTTTGGTCCGAACACCTCCGTCAACTGGGGCAGCGTTTCGCATGTGTCCGTGTGGGATGCCGTCACCACTGGCAACTGTCTGGCCAAGGGCGCTCTGTCATCCAGCGTGACGATCAACGTCAATGACAGCTTGAAGATCGCAATTGGCGCTCTGGATATCAGCTTGGATTGATGTTCTGTCCGGCTGACGGATGACTTGCAAACAAGATGGCCCGCCGCAACGCGGGCCATTTCTGCTTTCACGCATTGAAGCGCGCGCAATAAGGATGGCAGTGGGATGACACTTTCGCTCAAGCATAAATTCAGTTCTGGAAAGAGCGATGGCGCGGATGCAACAAAGGTCCAAGCCAGCAAGTGGAATGAGGAACATGACCTCATTGCAGCGGCGGATGTTCTGCTTGGCACAACGACTGCCGGGGCGGTCGGTGAAATCCCTTGCACGGCGGCGGGCCGCGCAATTCTTGATGACGCGGATGCAGCCGCGCAGCGCAACACACTTGGCGCGGCGGCGCTTGGTGCAAACACATTCACGGGTGAGCAGAACCTCGCTGACAACCTTTTGACGCGCCCGGAAATCAAGGACTACGCTCTTGCCTATGTGGACAAGGGAACGCAGACCACGGGAACGCACACGTTTGATTTCAGCGCTGGCAACTTCCAGCGGATACAGGTGGGCGGCGCAATCACCATTGCGTTCTCCAACCCGCCAGCCACGGGCAAGGGCGGCCAGCTTGTAATGGAGATTGTCAACGGCGGATCGGCAACGGTCAACTGGCCTTCATCCACAACGCTCAAGTGGGAAGGCGGGGCCGCGCCAACGCTCACCGCAGCCGGGACGGACTATCTTGTGTTCGTGACACGCAACGGCGGCACCACATACCACGGCATGGTCGCTTCATTGGACAGCAAGTGAGGTAAGCCATGGCCTTGCAATTTGTCGGCGGTCAGGTCGTTGCCTATGCTGGCTCAACAGGCACGGCGGATATCACGTTCAATCTGACTGGCGGCTTGGCTTCAACGCCAGCGGCAGATGATTATGTGATCGTTGCCGTATCAATCCCAGGCTCTACGGACCTTGATCTGAGTGTCAGCGGCTACACTGAAATCTCCGACATATT